TCGTTTCTTTCGCAGCTTTCAATTCTTCCTGATCAATAATGTTTGTATCACTAGCTTTGAACACTTTGGTAAACCAACCCTCTGTGTGTTTGGCTTTTTCATGTAAATCGAAGAACCAGTTTCTGCCCATTGGAGTGCCGATAAATATGGCAAAACCATGACGATCTGAAAGAGCTGGTCTCAAAATGGTATCAAAGAGGTCTGGCGAAAGGTTTTGGGTTTCATCGCAAACTATGCCATCAAAATACTGACCTCTGATTGCTGCACTATTCTCACCACCGATAATTTGAATACGACTATTGTTTACAGAAAAATCTACCCTTAGTTCAGACTCATTGAATTTTGTTCCTGGTATGGCAGCAGAAAATTGTTTGAGATAATCCCATGCAGTTGATTTACCTTGTAATCTAAATGGCGAAATAAAGGCATATCTTGGATAAGGTTTTGTGTTTGTCAAAGCAGCTTTGATTAAGTGGTTTATTGCGAAAACTGTTTTACCACCTCTCCTGTGAACTATGACAACATTAAATCGGTTCATGTCGCATTTTTTATGCAAAAAATTTTGGATTTCTCTTGGTTTGTAAGGAATAACAATTTGTTTCATTTTATAACAAAACCCCCCTAGTGAATTGTAACATTATCATCAGGATAATCTGTTGGTAAAACAAATTGTGTTTTTAAAAAATCAGAAAAGTCTTCAGCTTCTTCTTCGTTATTAAATCCTTGAAAGTGTGTAATTACAATTGGTTTTTTTGTGGTTTTATCTTTCATTATAAAGATTATTGTTTTTAGAAATTTATCATCCATTTGTGTGTACCATACATTAATTTTTATTTAGCGACACAAGTAAAATCAGGCAACCCCAACTAGAAAACCCCCATGTTCGCACTTTGTTCTCAATAAATCTAATAAATTATTACTACCGATAACTTATGAATTATCATTAGTAATATAATTATTGTTGCAACCAAGCAACATTGTTGCATTTTTGCCATAATATCATGTGTACTAATCAAACTTTTTGTGTGTTTGTTTTGCCACAACTCCAATAAAATCAACATTAATTAAACAATTAGTAAACATTTATTACCTATTTATTTGCTCCAACTAATGTTTAAAGGTTGTTTATCATCACCCTTAATGGTTAATTCTGCTGCTTTTCCATACCTTTTAGATGCAATTTTACTAGCATTCCATTGAGCAGATGCAGTTATAATTTTATAAAGATTAACCAAGTTCTGTCCTGCTTTGCCATCAAGGTCACCTCTTTCAATTTTGTCCTCTAAAATTTTTCTTTTATCTTCTAGCTCTGATAATTTAAGATCCACTGCTAACTCTTTTGACTTTTGATATCTTAACATTAATGAGTCATCTTGAATTAAATAGTTTCTAAAGTTTGACCAAGTAATATCAACATCATCTTTTAAAAATACTTCTCTAATGGTAAAACCATCAGCAAAGTAATCCAAGATTTTTTGTGCTAGTTTTGTAGTTAATTTTTTTTTTCTTGCCATAATAATTTGGTGAGTCTGTCAGTTGTGAAAGGAAAGAAAGAAATAAGAAACCAACAGACTCAATAGTTATAACTTAATAATTTAAGCACTAAAGAGGGAGCTTAAATGTGTGATATTTATACCACAAAATGTAGTATTTTTACAAGTCAAAAACACTAGGTTTTTTTGAAAATGTTCGCTTGTCAAGGGTTATGGGATTGACCTTCAATTTACCTTCAAACATTAATTTGTCTATTAATCGTTGAATAGTAAAGCTGCCATATTTTGCACCAAATACAATCCAGCGCATTTGTTCCACCGACAAAATCCCACTTTTAAAGTCTTTTTCTAAATTTTCAATTATTTCAATTTTCTGCAGGGGGGTGTAATCGTTGGAATAACTTAATTGTAAAGGTTCATTATTATAGTGATATGGTTCTTCACTCATTTTTTAAAACCTTTAAATCCTTTCTTATATAACATATTATTGTTATGTTTAGTATTGTTACTCTTAATATTAAGTAAATTATACTTACCCCCTTGCTTATTTAATAAGTAGTCAGGTGCTTGTATTTTAGGTAGTCTTAACTCATATTTATTAGCCGATGTCTTTCTGTGGATAATTAAATAGTCTTTTTTTATAAGCTCATTTTTAGCCCTTTGAAGTGTGGATAGGCATATATCCAATTTTGTCATTAATGTGGCATTTCTCAAAACCCTAAATTTTGGTGATAAATACCTTAAATAAATAAATAAGGCTTTTGCCTCTTTGCTCAACCCCTCATCAATTATCAATTGATTTGGAATCATTGTGAAACCTTTGGTGGTCATAATCCTTCCTTTATGAGTGAGTGTTTTATACTTAATCATTTTACAATCAATTAGAACATTTAGCGAACATTAATTATTTTACACTCTAGGGTTTTTATACTTGCAGTATAGAACAAATGTTATATAAAAATAGTATGTTTAACAAATCAACAAAGGAAAGAAACATGACTAAACTACATCATACAGAATATAAAAAAAATTATAAAAATTATATTCTTTCAACTATAGAAGAAGACTCAGAAGGTAAGCCAATCAAAACAGATGAAGAAAAAATAAAATATATTTTTGATAGGTTCTATTCAGAATATGGTTGGAATATTGAAAGAGTTGGAAAGTTTAAAGCCATGACCGAATGGTTGCAAGGTTTAGCTTTAGACATCGAATATTGGAATGACTCAATAGTTCCTTTAGCAATTAAAATGGGATCTATTGATGAGAACCCAAGCGAAAAGTTACAAGCTAAAGTTATTGATAACTATTGGTCTTTTATGGCTAATGTTATCTTATGGTTTGAACCAAAAGAAAGGAAACAATAATGAAAATTTTAGCAAACTATGAATTAAAAGACATGGGAACACCAATTAAAGAAACTTCTTATTGGTTGTTTTTTGAAAAGGGAAAGATTGCAAAGCATACAATTTCAAGATTTCATTATAAATCAGAAATTAACAAATTTAGAAAAAAATTAAACTTTGCAAAATATAAATTAATTAATAACACAATAAATTAAAAAGGAGAGAAAATGAAAGCAATTAAAGAAACTAAACAAGTTATATATAATATGATGATTGAAAGCACTGGTACTCATTTTTTAGATAGTGGTGGTAAAGATGGAAGACATTGGCAGAAAAATCAAAAAAAGACTTTGAAGGATTTTGAGAATGAAGAATATATTTCAAAGGAAGATGGTTATATTACAAAATCTTTATTCCATCATTTAAATGAAAGCTGCACATATCTTCCAGATATAACAAAGCAATTTAATGATTGGATTAATGAAGATAAATATCATTGGATTGATAATAAAAATGGAAGATCGCATGTAATTGCAGATGCAGAAGACTTCATGAATGAGTTTATATATCCAGATGAAGAGGCAAAATGTACTTATACATATAATTTTGATAATTGTTTATCTCAAGATATACAATGGATCTCAAGTGGTGATTTATATCAAAATAATATTATTGCTTTGTGTGTTCACAATGGAGCAGATGCTAGAGGTGGAATGACCAATTATAAATTCTTTAAAATTGATCCTGATATGTTTTATAGGATGGATGAAGAGTATTTTAGAGAAGATGAGGAGGTCGCATAATGAAAGCTAAAGACATAAACATATATAAGTTATTTAGCAAAACCTTTAAAGGTCGTAATATGTTTGGCTTTATGGGTTTTGGTGAATTGAGTAAAATGGACAAAGTTAAAAAGCCAATAAGACAAACAAAAAAAATAAATAATAAAGAAAATTGTTTTTGTGAGGGTGATATGAGAGATCATTTTACAAAAGCACAAATGAACAATGAAGATATAATTGAGCTGCCAGAGGATCTAATTAATAAACTTAATAAGGGGGAATAATGATTAATCAATTAACAGAGGTTTATATTAAATGGTGTAATGATTATAATATACCAAAAGTAAGTGCTGATGAACAAGACAGAAGTAAACTAACAAAAGAACAAAAAGAATGGTTAGATTATTTCATTGAGAAATGGGATAATCAACATGAAATAGATCGTTTTATTTATGTTAATTTAAAAAAAAGCACAAGAAATAAAAGGGTAAACAATGTCTGAATTAAAAGAAGAACATTTTGAGGTTATTGATAAAAACAAAGCCAAAGTCTATCAAGAACAGAAAGAAATGAGAGAAGAAACTATTGAGTATATTGGCTCTTGCTCAATATTTGACTTGCAAGAGGTATATAAATTAATAAAAAGGTTAAAGGATAGAAAATGAAAAAACAAATAAAAGCATTGGATAATTTTAAATATAAAAATTTAGATGGTAAAACAGATTATCATTTTAGAAAATTACCTTTAAAATCTAAAAAATTATTTATTACATTATTCAATAAACATTTTAAAAAAAATGAAAAACTTAATATCAAAATATAAAGTTTGGAGTCTATACTATAGATCCGAAATAGTTTGGTTCTTGGTGGGTCTAGCAATAGGAATAATTATATTTTAATGAAAGACAAATATAAACTTACAAAAAATGATTTGCATAATCTTAAAAGGTTGATGCTTATATATACTCTTGAAGGGTCTAAAGCCAAAAATGGAGTTTATTATAATAAATATAAAAATTGGAAAGGAAAGGGTCAATTATGCTTGAAACAATTATTGCAATAGAGATAGCTTTATTAATATTTTATTTTGCTACTAATTAATGAATATTTATGGTGATGTCAGAATTTGTTGTAAATGCCAAATGAAAGCAGATGTGGTTGAAAAAACTAAAGATTATTGTGCTGAGTGTTGGTTTAAGTATTTTTCTGGCGAAACATTGGAGCAATACGAAAAAAAAATAAGTCAATTAGATGATTTAAAAAAAATAAAAAAATGAAATATTTAATAATTTTTATTATAATTTCTTCTTGTAGCATTAAAGATTATGATTTTAACCCAAGCACAACAATAGTAAATCAATTTATAAAAGGATTGAATGATAAAAATAAATTTAGATCCAAATGATGTTGAACTAGCTTATACAATAGCTCAAAAGAGATTTATTGGTAATTTAAGGATGAATAAGGGTTTTAGCTATGGATATGATAAGAACCTCAAAAATCAGCTCTACGATGGCTTTTTAGGAGCATTAGGAGAGGTTTCTTGGGCAAAATGGACTAACTCCTACCATAATGCGTCATATACCGATAATTTGCAGAGATATGAGAATTCTGACTTTCAAAACAACATAGAAATAAGAACACAAGAAAAAAAATCATATAATTTTTTACTAATTAGACCAAATGAAAAGCATGGTAAATATGTTTTAATTATTAAAAATGATGACAAACATTTTAATTTTACAATAGTGGGTTATTTTATATTTAATAAAGATATGCCAGAGAGACTATCTCATTTTGGCAATTACAATAGACCAGCTGCTTATAAAATTGAATTATATGAACTAACACCTTTGGAGGACAATGAAAGACAAGATAAATTTTAAAATATTCAAACCTTTTGGTTCATCAATGGCAAGAGCTGAACTACCTTTAGAACTAATAAAAGATTTTAAAGAGGATTTAAAAAAAATAAGAGCTGACAAAACAAAACAAAAACAACATGATTGGGGTGAAAGATTAGTCGGTCATGTGGCAGAAGAATATTTAATTACACCAAAGATAATGCTTAAATGGAAAGCAGCTTTTTTTGACCCTATTATAGCTTCGTATACAAACGCACATATAAAACATAAAATTAAAAGTATTTTAATTAATAGTGCTTGGTATGTTGTATCTAAATCTGGCGATTACAACCCATGTCACCGACATTCAGAATATGTTTATGGTAATCCAAACTTAAGTTGTGTTGGATATTTACAAATACCAGACTCAATGATTCCAACAAAAAATGCAAAACAACACAATGATTTTTCAGGTCAAACAGAATTTATTGAAGGTTCTGAAAATATGTTTGCTGATGTAAATTATAGGGTTATGCCAGAGGTTAGGCAGTGGATTTTGTTTCCAAACAATTTATCCCATGTTGTGTACCCATTTAATAGTACCAATAAAGATGATGAAAGAATATCTTTTTCTTTTAATGCAACAATAAACTTTGACAAAGACAATGCACCCACAAATTGAAATTATTTTGTATAGTATTTTGACAATTTTTGTATATTTTATATTGTATGGTTTCAATGCTTAAAAAAATAGGGAAAGAATGGACAAGAAAAGAGGAAGGTGGGATGTTTACTGCCGATCATTTAAGTCCAACGCAGCTTGGAAAAAATATTGATCAATGGTTTTACGATTATTGCAAACTTACTGCTGCTGAAAGAAAAAAATTAAAACCTAATATGAAAATGATATTTGGTGGATTGGTAGGTCAAGCCATGCAAGATATGATAGTTCATAATTTAACATTAGAACAAGTTTTAAAAGGTAAAAAATGACAGATCAAATAATGATGGAACTTGCAAAACTGCAAACAGAAAATAGAAATCTCAAACAAGAAATAAAAAAAAGCACACAATTATTATTACAAAGAGATGATGAAAAAACAGAATTACAAAAAGAAATATACAAGCGACAACAATTAATAGACTTTTTAAATAAACAATTAAACGATGAGAGGAAAGACAATGAAAAAAGCAGAAAAAGTGCCAGAAGAAAAAAGTAAAGGTTCTTTTAAAGAAAGAAGAAAAGAATGTTTAGCGAAAGCTATAAATATTCCTACAATAAACATAAAAGGAAAAAAATATTCTGTTGTAAATGAAAGACACAAACATTTATTACAATACTTTCCTGAAGCTAGATTTAATGAAGAAATAATTTTTCATGATGAAAAAAGAGTAATTGTAAAAGTAGAATTATATATTGGTGATACCATTTATGCAGTAGGTCATGCACAAGAATATCTTGATGCAAATTTTATTAACAAAACAAGTGCATTAGAAGTGGGTAGCAGTTCTGCATTAGGTAGAGCAATTGCGATGTTTGGATTATCAGGATCTGAATTTGCTAGTGCTGAAGAATTAGTAAATGCTTTAAAAAATCAAAGTAATAATCAAAATTCTATTAAGGAACAAATAAAGCAGCAAACCACACAAACTAAATTGACTTCTTTATTTACTAAATGGGATGAAGAAAATGATTCTATAAAAGAATTATTTAAACAACAAGAAACAACAATAAAAAAAAATGGAGGACAAAATGTCAAACAATGGTAGTGGTAAACAAAAAGATTGGGTTCTTTTTCCTTATGATGCCAAAAATGAAAAAGCTATAAAATTAGATTTCTCAGGAAATGTAATTTTAGATAATGGTAATAAAGGAACAATACTTGGTGTAAAAGGTCAATCCAATGATGGTAGCAAAAAATTTTTAAAAATTTATGCACAAGTTGGGGTGTTATTTAAAGGTGATGATAAATTTACTGGCGAAATGAATTACCCAGATGCAGGTGGACAAAAAGGTTTAATTGGTTGGTTGAATGATGAAGGTAATGTTTTATCAGGTTATAAAAATGAACCCAGACCAAAACAAAATAGTCAACCTAGAAAAACGACAAGCTCCTTTTCAATTTAGTTAGTTTTGAAAGTTGTTTATCTAGTCTTGGCTTTAGTTACAAGTGAGGGATATGTTTTACATAAAATTAAATATGAAACTTTCCTCACTTGTGACGAAATACATGAATCAACAATAAAATATAAAGAAATAGATGGCAGAACTATTACAATTTATCAAAATAAAATAGCTTTTGCTCATTGGTGTTTAGACGAAAAAGGACATTATTATTTAGGTTATGAGTATGAATGACAACGTAAAATTTATTAGCGAATTAGAAAGATTATTAAAACAAAAACAAAATGATTATGGGCATTTTGATCATACCTCCTATGTTATGGTAGAAATAATGGAAAAATATTTATCAATTCATAACAATCAACCAGTAAAAATACCTTTAAAATTTTTTGGGTTGGTTATGATTTTACTAAAAACATGGCGAATAATGCAGTCAAAAGACTATAAAAAAGACCATTTTGATGACATCAATGGTTATGCAGAACTTTTGAGGAGGTTGGTTGTAAATGAAAACAAAAACAAGTAAAAGACCGATGACTCCAAAAATGTTGAAGCTATTGCAATTTATTAAAAATTATATTAAAAAATACAAATATAGTCCAACTTTTTCAGAAATGGCAGATGAGTTGGGTTATAAAAGTAAAAATTCAGTTAGTGTACTGATTAAAAAGCTAGAACAGAGAAAAGAAATATCAAGAGAATACTCTGGTTATAGTAGAAATGTTGTATTGAATGACTAAAGTAATTAAAACATCAAGCATGGAGTTAGCTGCTGATTTTGAAGAAATTTTTGATGGTGCAAATGTTGAAGAAGCAACTAAAAAAGCACACAATCAAAAAATGCCTAGTGAGTTTGCAAAAATAAATATCACCGAACACAAACTTGTTAGTGCAAATATTAAAGTTATCGGTGAGGTAAATGATGAGCTTAAGAAATAGCAACACAAGGTTATACACAAAGCTAGATAAGGCACATAAAAAGATTATGGGTGCTAGAGAAAATGGAAGACAATGTGTTATAACTCTGCAAAACTTTAAGGAATACAATCAGTTGTTCCGAAGAATAGTTGAAGCAGAAAATAAAGATGCTAGATTTTTATATACTTAATTAAGTATATACAAAAAGTTGCATTTATTTTAAGGGGTTCTATACCCTCAATGAAAGGAAAGACATGAAACTATCAGATAAAGCAAAAAAAAACTTTGTAGAAGATAATGAATTTTATATTCATATTGGTAAAAAAATTAAACAAGCTAGAGAAGAAAATATTTTTTATATTAAAGATATTGGTAATTATACAGATGGACAATTTAGAGGAACTTATAGACCTGTTCATAGAAGAATAAGTCAACAAAGATTAGCAACAGCACTTAAAACAAGTTTTCAACAAATAGGTAAGTACGAAAAAGGACAAAACAGAATACCTATCGTTAATTTAGTAAGAATATCTAAATTTTTAAATAAACCTTTAGATTATTTTTTAGACATAGATAAAGAAACTATGATTCAATCTTTTATGTCTAAAATGAACAATGAGATGCGTAAGTAATGTTTGTTCCTATAGAAGAAAAACTTAAAAAAATAATTCCTAATGTTGACCAACATGATGAGTTTGAATATTACAAACAAATATTACCCAAGATGATAGCCAATGGTCATGCAGCTCATCAAACAATACCTGGATATAAAGATTGTAAGCCAGAGATAGAAGCATTTAGATGGTTTGATAATATTAATATTCCTGTGCATGGTTATTGTGATTTAAAAGGTAAGGTAATTATTGAAGATAAATGTAAGTTTCCAAAAAGAGGTAGAGTAAAAAAAGATGGTACTAGGTCTTGGTTAATTAATAAGTTACCAGAATCTGTAGAACCTTACAATTTTTTGCAAATAGATTTTTATTACTCTGTATTTAAGTTGCCAGTTTATATTTGTTATATTAATGAGGAGTCTTACAAAGTATTTAGTGCAGATAATTGTGATGACTTAAAACCAGAGAATATAGAAAAAAGAATACCAAAGATAATACAAAGATGTAAGATAAGACAAAACTTAATGAAGATAAGCACAGATCCTAATATTGTAAAAGATTATATTCAACCACAATTTGACCATTATTTTTGGCGAAACGAAATGGAAGAAAATTATCTTACAGATGCTATGAAGTTTTGGGATAGTTGATGCAATTATTTAATAACGATTGTTTAAAGGTATTACCAACAATACCTGAAAATAGTATTAATTTAATTATAACTTCTCCACCTTATAATATTGGAATGAATTATAATAATTATAAAGATGAAAGAGATGATTATGTTAATTGGTTAATTAATATATTTAACGAATGTTGTAGAGTCTTAAAAGATAATGGACATTTATTTATTAATTTATCATCTGGTAAAATAAATCCATTC